CACACCTGTCCTGAGTAATCATAGGTTGAAACGGTGGTTGGATCCTCACACGCTGCAAGAATCGAAAGACGATTCTGGGTGTGAACCTCGACGAAACCCTTATCTAAAAAGAAATTTCGCATCTTACCAACCGCGGACGTAAAACTAACGGGATCAATTAACTGAGTCATATCACTTCTCCATAATAAAGTAATTCTAATATATAGTCAAACTTTTCGCCAACGATTTAACCGCATCGTTCCTTCTAAACCAGAAACTGCATTATCATCCATAATCTTTTTGATTTGCTTCGGAGTAAACCTATAGATCATATCATTGATATCTTTATCTTTCATACCATTAGGCCAAATACACACTGTCTTTCCCTGCTTGATCAGGTTCTCGTTGAACCTAACAATCTGAAAATTTCGTGGTTCATTATCAAGAACATAAACCATATCAGTGTTTGCAAAACGAGCAGGTTCGTTCTGAAGTGATGCTGCACCCACCATCGCAACGGTGTTGTCGATGAAGAGACTGTCCAATGGACCCTCGACGACATACACACGCTTCTTTGGATTCGCACGCCACATACCATACCACAGTCGTTCGATAGACTTGTCTGACTTCACAGTGATGTAGCGTAGAGTATCTCTCGCATTGAATTCATCTTTCATGGAAAGAGATCGGCCCTGAACTGCAACTACCTGATCCTTCTTATTAAAAAAAGGAATAACTAATCTAGGTTCGGGTGGAGTTGTCAATGAAGGACTAAACTTTGGGTCTACCAACTTCATATAAGCATAGAAGTTATCCGTATAATAGAGCATATCATAGAACTTCTTCGGAATCTTTCTCATGTCAACAAACTGTCGGCAGATATGATCCTCTTCGAGATTCTTAACACATAACAGAGGCTTAAGCAGATCGTCCTTTGGTTTAAACTTAGGCTTGCTAAAAATCATTTGCTCTTCCTTCGGTTTAATATAATTCGATTTACCGTTTTCCCCGTTCTTCCATCTCTCTAACGAATAGTCCTTCATCAAGGAAGGATTAACGGCCTCTAGAAATCGATACAGGGAATGACCGACTCCACAATTGTGACATTTGTAAAAGAAATCATTCTTCTTAATAAAGAAAAAACCTCTTGCTTTACTTTTATTCTTTGATGAGTCACCACAAATAGGACAACGACAATTTGCAAGTTTATCATTCTTCCACTTAAACCGCTCAAGTTGAGAGGAAAGTAAATTTATAAACTTTTTGTCAACGTATGTACTCATACTCTCCACTCACTAAAATCTGTTTGCTCTTGTTTACTTCCGCCAAAACCAACACCATAAACATCGTCGGGTTTATCTTGATTGGATTGAACCAATCCTACCTGTACATCGTCTTCAACATCGGACAATTTCATTTTTGCTCGGTTAATACCAAGAAGAAATTTTCTGTTCTGGAAAGTGTCATTGTATCTATTCTTCAATTGCTTAATCAAAACTTGACCCTGTGCATCAAGATCTTCTGTGGCAATCATCGCAATCATGAAGTCAGCAGTTGCAGGAAGTCCAAAAGATTCGGACGTATCCTCAAGACCAAAGTCACTTGACGCAAATCCTGTTCGGTTCACTTGTGTGGCAGAGAAAACAGGAACATTATACTCTACTGCAAGTCCACGCAACTCCTCTGCAATTGACTTTACCATATTATAACTATTGACATTTCCGTTCTGCTTAATTCTAGAACTCGCACAAATATTCAAATAGTCAATAAAGATAATGTCGGGCTTAAACTTCTTCTTCATCGAGAGTTCTTCCAGTAAAACTCGGAAGTGATGCGAACTTGCAGTTGAAGTTGGGTATTCCTTAACAATCAATTTACCAGTTTGATCGCCTAGGGCGCGTTTGAGTTTAGTATCAAAAATATTCTTAGGAAGTTGCTTCAGATCATCCATCGTAATGTCCATAAGATTAGCATCGATGCGTTCTGCAATTCTTTCTTCTGCCATCTCACATGTGATGTAAAGAACACTTTTGTTCTGAGAAAGACAAGCCGCAGCATGATGACACATGAACAGAGACTTACCAACACCAGTACCAGCCATAACAATATTCAAAGTTTTGTTTGGTGTTCCGCCATTCGTGATCAGATTCATAAACTCAAGATCGAACGGAACTCTACTTTCTACCTTGTGATAGAATTCAAACCGCGAGTCTGCATCCTCAATATAATCATGTCCGATGTGTGCATCGAAAGACACCGAAAGGGCATCAGAGAGAATGTGGGGTATAGCATTTTCATTTTGAGTTTTACTTTTACCATCAATGATCTGAATAGATTCCATAATAGCATTGTAAACTGCTCGCTCTTGACAAAACTTTTCTGTCGTGTCGAACAACCATTCTTGTTTGGCTTCTTCGGGCTTCTCTTTCATCTTCTGCAACATTTCACTACACCCATCGAACTCGGACTGAGAAAGATCTTTTCTTTCGCTCAGAGTAATATGCAGGGCCTCAGTTGCAGGCAAACTATTGTAGGTTGAAATGAAGTTGGAGATTATCTCGAAAAGTACTTTATCACAACGATCCGAGAAATACTCGGATCGAAGGAAAGGAGTTACCTTACGGGAAAACTCCTCAGTGTGAATCAGATGTCGTAGAATCGTCTGTTCCACTGTTTGCATTTTCTACTCTCGCTTTCGTTTGTTCAATCTTAAGAAGTTCAATATTTTCTTCAATAACCTTCGGTGCGTTACCAACCTCTTCAAGTGAGGTTTCTTGTGTCAAGGAAGGTAATTCTTCCTCAAGAATATGAACCAAAAGATCACCAGCAGCACGATGAAACTCTTCATCATCTTCGAACCCATAAGGCTTCTTAAGAATAATATAATCAAACTTCATCTCCATTTGACCGTCGTCTTGTTCGTTGAACTTGACGGTTCCGTAATGAAAATGTAGACCCTTATATTTACCATCTGTAATGTGAATGGCATCTGTGTCTAGTCCGTCGATCGGAATATATTCAAAGAACGCTGCTGTCGTCATCACTTGTCTCCTCTGTTGGTGTAATTGTACCATACTTAAAGTCAGAAGCAACTACCTTATCCAACTTTTCCATGATCTCTGGTGTAAACACACGCTCAGGATCCTTATAGATTTGCTTCTCGAACATCTTACTGCCGTCTGGCAATTCAATACGAGTAGATACCTTCTTGAAGATCTCATGCTTCAATGCAATATCTACCAGACCATAATAAGGATTAAGACCCTTCTCGTAGTCGAGCATAACATCCACCATGGCGTTCTCCTTAGTCAAGCGAGACTTGAAGTTCTTACAGTGAATGATATTACCAATGACTTCGGTTCCTTCCTTTACCTTCTTCTTCGAAAGATAAATGATAGTAGAAGCGGCATACTTGAGGCCACTACCACCACCCATAGTCTTCTGGGGGAACATTTGACCAACAACATCATAAGTATGATTGGTCATAATCATCGGAATTCCTGCCTTACCCAACTTAAGGGTGAGAACACGGAACGTGGCCTTGATCACCTGTGCCCGCGTCATGTCTCGCGTCGTCTTTCCTTCTGCGGTGTCAGTCATTTCCTTCATCGTTGAAAGCATACCAAGCGAATCAAGAACAATAAGCATCGGCTTCTGTTCACCCTTCTTGAGTTCGAGATAGTTATCAACAATAGAGATGGCTTGATGACGAAACTCCTCAACAGTTCCTACTGGGAAGATGGCAACTCGATCTGGATCGATACCACGCTCCGTCATCATCTGAGATGTTACAGCCTGTTCGGTGTCAAAATAAAGGACGACGCCGTCAGGACGATCAGACAGAAACTTATTAACCAGACTAAGAGCAAAAAAAGTTTTACCAGTAGCGGATTCACCTGCGATAGCCGTGATCTTATTATCAGGGATACCTCCGAAGAGAGATCCAGAAACAAGTGCATTAAAAGTATAAGAACCAGTATCCACGAAACCTCGGATGTCGGACTCAGCACCTCCGGCAGATACGATGCTAGCATACTCATTATTCGAACTCTTAATTACGTTTTGCAAAAATTCCATTTATACTCCTATCAACCAAACAATGATTCAAGACTTGCCGCGTGCTCATGCTTCCATCCAATTGCATCGAGGATCGTCTTGAGGGGGTCTAGAAAACTCTTTTCGAACTGTAGATCATAATTGATATAGGTGTCCAAGTCAAACTCTTTCGGGACATTTGACGGGAAAGATATCACATGATCCCTACCACAAATACCACCAACGGGATTGGGCTTCTTAAGATACAAGAACTTGATTTTTTCGCCTTCCTGAATCAGCGGATATCGTTTGATCAGTCCCATCTTCTTAATGTAATGGTTGTAGATCAAAGCACCCTTGACCGCAATCGGCGTAGCGGAAGCGTAAATACTCGCAGGATCTCTCCACTTCTTGAGATTGTTTACACTACGAGGGAATGCAATATTCTCGGGGGGCTGCTGATTGAACTCAGTCCGCACATTATCAATGAACGAGATAATTGTTTCCTCGTCTTCCTGAAGAACCATACGAATGGCTTCTTTGAGCCACGTTCGAACAACCTGTGGCGTAGAAGATCGGGTAGTTTCAATACCCATGATCTTCAGTTTGGGTTGCTCATAGGGAACACCCTCGCTGTTATGAACATTGAGCATGTAACGCTTCTTGGCTGTCCACACACCGCTGTCTGCGATAACTTCTCGCTCCATCACCATCTTGTTTTCATACGAACTCATCATGACTGCAAGATCATCATACTGCTTCTTGATGAAAGGTAGAATGATCTTCTCGGATGCCTTGTCCAGATAGTCTACAATTTCTTTCGTAGATTTACCCGAACAAGTCTTGTCTACAAGATTCCCAAGGCGAAGGTATATAGAATCGGTATCAGAGGCCACCACATAGTCGTAGTCACCAGTCTCTAGTGTCGTGTTCAAAAATTCATTCAGTTTATCGGCGATCCATCGAATGCTCAACTGACCAGATAGAGTAATTGCTTCTGCCATCCGCGTATCAAAATATCGAAACCACTCGTTCCCGATTGCACCGTAAGCGGAGTTCAATTGAATCTTGCGAACCAACTGAAAGTTATTGTACTTGGCAATATCAAAGTCAAGTTCAGTGTTACTGGGATCCTTTTGCTTTTCTATCTGTGCTTGGATCATCAACTTCTTGTAGTGCTTGCGTTCTTGGTACATCTTGTCCATGAGAGCGGGCAAGAAACCGCGAACGTCCTTACGATAACATGTACCATTTGCGGCAACAGCGTTACCAGACGACAACAGAGATTGCAATTTTGACTTACACTCACCAGTCAAAATCCCATCTACATTAATACCAAAACGACTAGACTCGTCCATATCAATCAATGTTTCGGGACTGATATTGTACTGCATGATCAAGTGGGGATACAGACTGTTCAAGTCAAACGAAACAATCCAATCATGCTTACCAGCGATTGGTTCCTTAACATATGCACCAGCAAACTGAGCATCCTTCTTGACATAGTTCTTTGAAGGAATCACAATCTTCTGCTTCTTGAGGTAATGATAAATGATCTGATCCCAAGTCTTCACCTGAGAAAAGATGTCCATCAAATTCACCTTGGCAGAATACGCAAGGGTGGTAGCCAGTTCGAGCAGTTTAAGTTTGTCTTCGAGTTTCCGAACAAGATCAACATCACGAACATTGTATTCCATGAAACGATTGAAGTCGCCCTTGTAGAAGTCAACGATGTTATCAAACTCACCGTAGTCCAGTTTACGCTCACCCAATTCAACAAAGGCGATATGATCTAGTTTGTATGATTCCTGATTGACGTAAGTAAACGTCTGATAGAGTTCATAGTAGTCAAGTGTAGCAACACCCAGAATTTCATAGACTAGATGCTCACGATTCATTCGGTGAACATACTTGTCACGGATCTCTTTCCAAGGAGAAAGTAACTTGTATTCACCCTCAACAAAAAGTTTCTTCATTCGACTGACAAGATAAGGAATATCGAAGAATCGAACGTTCCAACCAGTAACGATGTCGGGACGTTCTTGATCCCACAAGGCAAGGAATGCAAGAAGCATCTCCCGCTCGTCGTCATACTCCCAACACTTTGAACCTTCTACACGGAAAGAACCGACCCCGAAAGAATGAACATCCCCACCACCGAAGTCCACAGTGACGGCGATGATCTTCTCTTTCGGATTGTCGATCTGCGGAAACCCATCCTCAGCAGTGGTTTCAATATCAATGTTCGCCACTTTGAGAAGGTTAAAATCAAAGTCCACCTCATCGGGGAACTGGTCCCCAATGAAGTGGAAAACAGGGTCCGTCACGCCATGAATTTCAAATCCAGAAACATCACGATACTTCTCAAGAAACTTCTTGGTCTCGTAAAAGTTTCCAGCCACAAAAGGCTCGACGGGTTCTCCTGATAATGTAGTCCATTCCGAAGTTTTTTGCGTTGGCAAAAAGATTGTAGGTTTATAGGGGATCTTAATAGTTACGGGTTGTCCGTTTTCAAAGCCTCGATATAGAATCTTGGAGCCTTTTACGGCAACATTCGTATAGAAAGATCGGGTCATTCACTGTCCTTGTCGTGGATGTAAGCAGAAAGCAGAACCATGTAATTGATTACGTCCACTATTGTATCAGAAAAACTCTCGTCTTCAACATGCATCTTACCAGAATCTATAAAAGAAGAAAGTCGGCTCATCTTGTCAGTGATACGGGTCATAAAGCCTTGCTCGGTGGTACAAATACCCATGGCTTCGACTCGCGTAAAATTGGCAAAAGGTTCTTTGCCATCTTTGCCTGCATAGTCTCGATTCTTCAGATTCATCAAGTCTCGGGCAGATTGACAAATGTCAACATGATATTTCAGTAGTTCATCGCGGTTCATACTATACTCCGGTTGAACCAAATCCGCCTTTGCGGTTGGTCTTCTGTGTCTTGGGTGATGCTTCGGTATATGTTATAAATTGCACTCTGCGAGCGGGTTCGATAATTTCTACCTGTGCAACTCGATCGCCATGTTTAATCTGGAAGGGAGTGCTAGTCGTGTTCCATAGAGGAATGAAAACTTCCTCACAATAGTCAGAGTCAATCACACCCTCTGCGTTGATGAGAGTCACGCCGTTTTTCCATGCAAGACCTGATCGCGGATGGAGACGAGCAGAGA